TCAATATTTTGATGGCTACCTAGCAGAAGTAAACTTCATTGACGGTCAAGCCCTAACCCCATCTTCATTTGGTGCTACATCCTCAACAACTGGTGTATGGCAACCGATTAAATACACAGGCACATATGGCACTAATGGATTTTATTTACCATTTACCGATAACTCTGCATTAACTACATCATCCAATGCTGGATTAGGAAAAGACTTTTCAGGCAACGCAAACTATTGGACTACAAACAATATCAGCATTACAAGCGGTGCTACTTATGACAGCATGACCGATGTGCCTACGCTGACAAGTGCTACTGCTAGTAATTTTTCGGTAATGAATCCGCTAACTAGTGGCACACAAACAACCTTAACTGGAGCAAATCTTAATCTTAGCCAACCTAGCGGTTCAAATGTAGGAAACTCTAGAAGCACTTTTGCTATGACAACTGGCAAATGGTATATGGAAGTTACATTAACAGCAAATGCTTCTACTGTATATCCTCAAATTGGAATAATGACTGCTAGAGATGGTAGCAGACCTAACAATGATTATCCGCAAGCTGGGTATTCTACATCAATGTTAGACCCCACTTTGTCAGTTATTTATATGGCTGATGGACAAAAACAAACTAATGGTTCAGCATCCTCTTATGGAAGTTCATTTACCAATGGCGATGTAATTGGTGTTGCGATTGACTCTGATAATGGTGCTATTTACTTTTCTAAAAATGGAACATTTCAAAATAGCGGAGTGCCTACAAGTGGTTCATCTAAAACTGGTGCGGCACTAACTTGGACTGGCGGAACTGTAGAAGAAGTTTTATCTATAGCTGGTTATAACGGCACAGCGCAATCAGTCAATTTTGGGCAAAGACCATTCGCCTACACCCCACCAACAGGGTTCAAAGAACTCAATACATTTAACTTGCCTACTCCTACGATTGGTGCTACTGCATCTACACAGGCGAATAAGTATTTTGATGTTTCAATTTACACAGGAACAGGAGCGTTAACTCAATCAGTTACCAATAGTAACTCTATGCAGCCTGATTTTGTTTGGGTTAAAGACAGAAGCCAATCAACTCGCCATGTATTAACAGATTCTGTTAGGGGTAGTGGTATTTCGCTTTATTCAAACACAACAGATTCAGAAGGAACAAACGATTCAACTGGTTATTTGTCTGCTTTTAACTCTAATGGTTTTACATTAAATAGAGGTTCGGGCGGTTTGGGCGAGCGTGTTAATTATAGTGGGGACGCTTATGTAGGCTGGCAATGGCGGGCGTCTAACGCAACAGCCGTAACCAATACACAAGGCACTATTACATCTACAGTAAGTGCTAATACAAGTGCTGGATTTAGTATTGTTACTTATACAGGAAATGGTTCGACAAGCCAAACTGTTGGTCATGGTCTTGGCGTAGCTCCAAGTTTTGTAATTATTAAAAATAGAAGTTCATCAGATACTTGGAATGTATGGGGTTCTTCGTTTACTAGATTACAATTAAACAACACTGGGGCAGATGCTGGTAATTATCCAATTACTAGAGGGTCAACAACAATTACACTTCCGACATTAAACGATAATGCTTGGAGTTTTAATGGACAAAACTATGTAGCCTACTGCTTTGCACAAATCGCTGGATATTCTGCATTTGGCTCATACACAGGTAATGGCTCTACTGATGGTCCATTTGTGTTTACTGGGTTTAGACCTAAATTTGTAATGATTAAAAATATTTCTGCCGCTGGCGAATGGGTTATTTGGGACACTAGTAGAAAAACTTACAATTATGAAGGTCCATTTATATATGCAAATTCAAGTGCCGCAGAAGGTGCTGATGCAGAGTATTTAGATTTTTTGTCAAATGGTTTTAAATTAAGAACAACAAATACAACATTAAATACTAACGGACAAACTAGCATCTACATGGCATTTGCCGAAAACCCTTTTAAATACGCTAACGCACGATAGGAAATATTATGTTCAAAATAGGAACTAGGACTATCCCTTTAGATACTCCATTTACACACAACGACATTCAATACCCTGCTAACTGGATTCGTCTAGCTACAGAAGAAGACAAAGCTGCTATCGGTTTAGTCTGGGAAGCTGATCCTGTTCGTGCTGATGATAGATTTTATTGGGATGGCAACATCAACAATCCTAAAGATTTAGATGGATTAAAATCTAACTTTATTTCTCAAGTAAAAGCTACTGCTGGAACTATCCTTGCTCAAACTGACTGGATGGTAATTCGTAAAGCAGAACGAAATGTAGACATTCCTAGCTCTGTCGCTACCTATCGTGCAAGTGTAGTGGCTAAGGCAAATGAGTTAGAAACAGCTATCTCTGCTGTTACAACTGTAGAGCAATTAGCTTCTTTAGACTTATCGTTTCCAAAGGATGAATAATGGCTAACATTGATCCAGTAGAATACGGCAAGTTAGTACAAGCTGTTGAAAACTTAGAATCAAAAGTAGGTGTCATGGAACACGACATCAAGAAACTTGTAGCAATGGCTGAGAGATCTAAAGGATCGTTGTGGGCTATCATGGGAGCCGCTTCTGTCTTTGGCGGCTTTGTTACTTGGATTACTGACTTGGTATTTAAGAAATGAGAGAAATCTCTGTTGGTAAAAATCTTACTGCTAATACTTTAACAACACTGTATACTGTACCGAGAAATCATACTGCTCGGTTTTATACATTATATGTACACAATGCTGGTGGCAACACTAAACATTTTAGTGCTTGGTGGTACGACAGCAGTGCAAATACTGAAATTGTTATCTTATTAGAATACAATTTAAGCACTAAAACTTATCTGCAATTAGATGGTTCTTCATATATATTTCTCGAAGAAGGTGATGAAATCAGAGTTAAATCTGAAACTGGATCAACAGTAAGCTGTATTGCAACATTTGAGCAAGAATTTAAAACCGCACAACAACATGGAGTTTCATAATGAAAAAAGCACAAAAGTTAGCTAAAGTAGGTAAAGTAATGCGTGAATACAAAGAAGGAACTCTTCACAGTGGTAAGAAGGGTCCAGTTGTGAAGTCTCGTAAACAAGCTATTGCCATTGCTTTAAGTGAAGCTAAGATGGCTAAGCCTAAGATGATGAAGAAATCAGGCGCTAGAGGTCGCTAATGAAACAGGGACTCTATGCCAACATCGCAGCCAAGCGTAAGCGTATCGCCGCAGGATCAGGCGAGAAGATGCGTAAGCCCGGCACTAAAGGCGCACCGTCGGCTAAGGACTTTAAAGATGCCGCTAAAACAGCTAAAAAGAAGAAATAATGGTTAAGAAGGTATATCAGAATCCAGAAGGCGGTTTAAACGCCAAAGGAAGGGCTTATTTCAAGCGAACTGAAGGCGCTAACCTCAAACCTCCAGTTTCATCGAAAGAGGCTCAAAAGTCCCCTAAAGCAGCCAAAAGGCGTAAGTCTTTCTGTGCAAGGATGAGTGGTGTCAAAGGTCCGATGAAGGATGAAAAAGGTAGACCCACTCGTAAAGCACTAGCGTTAAAGAAGTGGGATTGTTAAGATTTTACTTGACAAAATAGTCAAACTATGATAGGATAGCGCATGGCTACAACATATTTACAAGCAGTTAATAGCGTACTTCGTCGCCTACGGGAGACCGAGGTAGCCACTGTTTCAGCTACGAATTACTCTAAGTTAATTGGCGATTTTATCAATGACGCTAAGGTATCTGTCGAAGCAGCCTATAACTGGAATGCTTTGTCAAATACCATTACGGTAGCGACGGTAGGCGGAACTCATAATTACACGCTAACGGACTCTGGTGTTCGCTTTAAAGTACAAGATGTTTGGAATGATACGAAGGATTCTCGTCTTCGTTTAGCTCCTGCAACATGGATGAATGAGCAATTAATTGTTACCTCTCCTCAGCAGGGATCGCCAACTTATTATAACTTCAAAGGTCAAGACGCTAACGGAGATACACAAGTTAACTTTTTCCCTGTCCCTGACGGTGTATACAGCATTAAGTTTAATGTATTTCTACCTCAGCCAGTGTTATCGTCAGACTCGACTGTCATTAAAGTACCCGCCGATGTCGTGATTCAAAACGCCTATGCAAGAGCATTGGTGGAGCGTGGTGAAGACAATGGACTTGCTTCTTCGGAAGCCTATGCTTTAGCAAAGACCTTGATGGCTGATTACATTGCCTTAGAATCAAATCGTTACTTAGAAGATACGAACTGGGTTCCTAATTGAGTAAACAACTACAAGCAGCAACAATCGCTGCCCCCGGGTTTATGGGTTTAAACACCCAAGACAGTAGCGTTACGCTAGAGTCTGGATTTGCCCTAACTGCTAACAACTGCATTATTGATAAGTTTGGTCGTATTGGTTCTCGTAAGGGATGGGACAATGTCCATGCAACTAATGCTGATTTATCGACAGCGGTTGTCAAGAGCATTGCTGATGTTCGTGGACCGGATAATAATACAGTCTTGTTTGTTGCTGGTAACAATAAGTTGTTTATCGAGGAGTCCGGTGCATTAGTTAAGAAGAATGTGCGTAATGCCGCAGATTCCGCTGATGTGTCCGTGACGATCAGCGATGACCACTGGCAAGTCGCTAACATACAGCAAACTGGTGAAACTAAAGCCTATGCTACGATTGTCCAAGAAGGACATCCAGTATTAGTGCTGAATTACTTAACCAGTTCCTTTGGCTTTCAGCGTTTAGGCGATTTAGGAACTTTACCTACAGGCTACACTACATCAACCTTTATGCCTAATTGCGCTATTGCAGCATACGGTAGAACTTGGTTGGCAGACATTGCTGGTGATCGTCAAACGGTTTATTTTAGTGACTTACTTGACGCTACGAATTACAGAACTGGTACATCTGGTAGATTAGATATATCTGAAGTTGTTGGCGACGGAGACCCGATCGTTGGATTGGCTTCGCATAATGGCTTTTTTATTATATTCTGTACTCGCCATGTTGTTGTCTATGCTGGAGCGCAGGATCCATCTACGATGGCGTTATCGGATGTCATTACTGGTGTTGGATGTGTTGCTAGGGACTCTATTCAGACCACCGGTGCGGATGTAATCTTTTTATCCGACACAGGCTTGAGATCGCTAGCTCGGACGATTCAAGAGAAGTCTGCACCATTTAGGGACTTGTCCAAGAATGTTCGTGATGATTTGATTAGCTATGTAAACGGCACTGTAGCCAAGACCATTAAGTCTATCTACAGCCCAACCGATGCGTTTTACTTACTGTCGTTCCCATCACAGTCTATTGTCTATTGTTTTGACACTAGAGTCATGATGCAAGACGGTGCAGCAAGAACAACTACTTGGACTGGTTTAGTTCCTTACAGTTTTGCACTGACAAAGGACAAAGAAGTATATTTAGGTGTTGCTGGTTATGTCGGTAAGTATACAGGGTATAACGACAATGGCAGTGCATACTCCATGTCTTATTATACCAACTATTTTGATTATCAAACACCAACAACACTAAAGATATTCAAAAAGGCTGACTTTTATATTATTGGCGGTGCAGCGCAGAATGTAGCGATTAAGTGGGATTTTGACTACGAAGGCAGTTATGAATCTCAGATCAGAACCTTAGATGCCGGCACTATCGCAGAATACGGTATTGCTGAATACAATGTCGGTAAATACGCTGGTGGGGTGGTGATTACTAGACTAGATGTCCCAACATCCGGAACTGGTCGAGTATTGCAGATTGGATTGGAATCAGATATTAACGGAAGTTCAGTATCTGTACAAAAATTAGATGCGTATATTAAATTAGGAAGGACGGCTTAATCGTGTCAAACTATACAAAAACAACTAACTTTACCAGTAAAGACTCACTACCAAGTGGCGATACTAATAAGATTATTCGTGGTTCTGAGTTCGATACTGAATTTAACAACATTAGCACAGCGATTCAAACTAAAGCTGATCTAGCCAGTCCTGCATTGACAGGCACAGCTACAGCAGTTAACTTAACAGTATCTGGAACTTTTACAGCAACGGTTGATGGCGGTACATACTAATCATGGCAGAGATTATCGACAAACAAATGTCTGCTACGGAGATTATCCGTAAAGACCTAGAGCGTGGTGGCTTTACCAAACAAGAAGACAAGTTCTTAAAAGGTTTAGCACTATTGATCAAACAAAACCGAGCTGTTGTTGTTAAACACAATAACACCGTGTTTGTCGGTATTCGTAAAGAACCGGGTGTATTAGAAGTACATATGTATACAATAGATACTCCTAATATGCTTCTTGGCGCAATGAAAGTTGGTATTGATGCTGCTAAGAAAGCTGGTGTACAGAAGTTAGTATCGGAAACAGATAATTACAAATTGATAACAATGATGCAAAAGATGAACTTGCCGGTAGAAGTAGAAAAAAAAGGTAAGATGTTTGCATGGTCACTGGAGCTTAAATAATGGG